CGTGTCCACGGAGGGACAGAAGACGGCAGAGGGGGCAGTCCAAGCGGGGGTCCACGCCCGCATATCGGTGCTGGGCGCGTCCAAGGACCAGAGGGGCGATGCGGTAGAGGTTGGCGCAGTCGCCCGGTCCACGATCCAAGCGCAGAAGGTGGTCGGTCACTCCTTCGCAGTAGGGACGCAGACCGGAGTCACCACGCAGTCGTCCAAGATGGTCGGAGCCGTGGTAGAAGCTTCCACCATGGCCCTGCTTCAGCTGCAACTGCAGAAGATCACGGGTGGGCAGGTCCAAGCCGGTGCGGTAGTGGACAGCGCCGTGCTGGGTGGGTTGATGGATATGAGGGGTGGCGTAGTCAGTGCGGGGGCCAGCACGGGGGCTTCCCTCTCCACGTCCAAGACGGCGGGCGGTTCTGTTGCGCAGGAAGGGTACGTAGAGGTATCTTCCGCTGCACAGAAGATCGGGACCGCTGCCTTTATATTCGGATCGCATTCCCGTGTCTCCTTGGTACCTTTCCGGCTGTCGGGTGGTACCGTACGGGCACAGGCGATAGCCACGGTGCAGGTGACCGGGCAGAACCCGGCGCAGGTGATCGTCCTGCACTATCTGGACACGGAGTCATACAGCGCCACGAACCTAGCGTTCCAAGCCGGGGGAATGAGCGAAGTTCAGATAGAGGCTGAGGGCATGAGCGAAGTAGGTTTCCAGTCGCATGGGACGAGTGAGGCACTGATGGAGTCGCATGGGACATCATCCTTGGAATACGAACAGAGGCGGGCACCCAGATGAACGATCTTTACGTAGGAGCAGAGGGTGCGTTACTCACCATCACTCTGATCAAAAGCGACGGGGAAGCGCACGACTTGGCCAACGCCGATTACATCGAACTGTCCTTCAAGCGCCCCAACGAAGCGCCAGAGAAGAGAGTCGCGCCAGAGGTGTTCGTGGGAGAGGACACGAAGGGCAGACCGGCGCTCCAGTACAAGATCCAGCCGGGGGATCTTCCAGTGGCGGGCATGTACACGGCTCAGCCGTATGTGGAAGACCCCGGTGGTAAGTGGCCCTATAGACCGATCTCGATCCTCGTGCACAACACAATGAGGAGCGAATGAGTCAAGTAGTGTTTGAGCCTACTGACAGGCAGCAGATCTTCATGGATGCGCTCCTGTCCGGTAAGTATCGCCAGCTTCTCTACGGAGGGGCGATTCGTGGAGGCAAGTCGTATGTTCTCATTGCCGCAGTCTTCTTATTGGCTCGAGTATTTGCCGGATCACGCTGGGCTATTGTTCGTAAGGATCTGCCCACTTTGCGGAAGAATACTGTCCCCGTTTTCGAAGCAATACGACCCGACACTTTCTGTGGACCTTTCGTTCAAGACACTTGGACAGCCAAGTGCACTAACGGAAGTGAGATCCTGCTGTGGCCCGAGTCCATACAGCACGATAGTCAACTGAACAGGTGGCGAGGCTTGGAGGTGAACGGCTTCGCCTTGGAAGAGATGAACGAACTCCAGATGGCGTCCTTCCTGAAGTCCATCGAACGGGCTGGAAGCTGGACAGCCAGAGGAGGTGTCCAACCTCCACCATTGATCTGGGGAACGTGCAACCCGGCAGATAACTGGGTCAAGGAAGAGTTCTACGACCCGTTTGAAGAAGGTACTCTACCAGAGCACCGCTTCTATCTGCCAGCCACAATCGACGACAATCCTTATATTGACCCACTTTACAGGGAGAGTTTGAATGACCTGCCGGAACCGGAGTACCGAAGATTCGTTCTGGGAGACTGGACAGTCAACATGGACCCAATGCAGCTTATTCGCTGGGAATGGGTTCAGTGGGCGATCAGAGGACACAAGGACGATGGTGAACTTATACCACATTACCCCGGCAATAAACGCATGGGCGTGGACGTTGCGCGGTTCGGAGACGATGATACGGTCTTCATGCTCTTGGACGGTAACGGGTTGTACGGGGTCCATACATACAGTAAACTGAGCACGGATGAGACAGCACAGAAGATCGTAATGGTGGGACACGACGAGGCGATCAATGCGGAAGACGTGAAGGTGGATGCTGTCGGCTTGGGCGCGGGAACCGTGGACTCTGCCTACTCGATGGGGTACGAAGTGAGGGAGATCTTGAGTGGTAACTCGCCATACGGAGAGAAGGAGTCGTTCTTCGTATTCAATAACCGCCGCTCCCAGATGTGGTGGTGGGTACGGGAAAAGTTCCGTAAGGGCGAGATACGCATCCTGATTCCAGACTCACGGGACAGAAAGAAGCTGGTGCGTGACCTGACGTCCATTCGCTACCGGGTACGAACGGATAAGACGTTCGAAGTAGAACCGAAGGAGTCGGCCAGCATGGGCGGTGGGTCAGACAACACGTGGGGCATGAAACAGAGACTGGGCCGCTCGCCGGATTACGGCGACGCCTTCGTATACGCCTTTGCCCGTGGCGCACCGAGAGCACGTAAGGCAGCGTTGCCACCGACGATTAGTCACGCTTCCGCTTACTAGGAGATAAGATGGCGATCACGACCAGAAAGAAAGATCCCAAGGACTGGGAAGTAGCGGACGCCAGCGAGAAGCTAGTCGTCAAGGCGCACGTGAAGAAGATCCGCATGTTCTACGAGGGCGACCACTGGCAGCAGGGCGAGCAGTACATCGGGCCGTTCCCCGATAACGCAGATACTGCGACCTTGGCCTTCTTCTACCGCCAGATCGCGCGGATGTTCACGTCCAAGAACGCGATCAGCGAGATCATCAACAGGCGGGCGGGCGGCGTGATCGGTAAGGAGCCCATGTGGACCTTCACCCCGATACGTCACATCAAGAAGGGCGACGAGCCCACACAGCAGGAACAGGCCAAGATCGAGCGGGCCAACGCGACCATGACCAAGTGGTGGAATGACCGGGACCTGCACGGTTTGATGGAGAACATGGTGATCACGCTTCTGCAGACCGAGCATTCCACCGCCCGGTTCCTGATCCCCGAATCCATGACTGAGGAAGACGGCGCGTCAGGGGACAGGTACGTGGACGCAGCCACCATCGAGGAGGCGCTGGAGAAGATCTGGGTCGAGCACCCAGACCCGTACATCGCCATCGTGTGGGAAGACCCCAAGACCAAGATACAGGTCGGGATCTACGACAGGCGCGAGGAGGAAGTGGGCCAGCAGTACGAGATCGTCTTCCTCGATGGCGACGAGACAGTGCTCCGTCTGATCGGTACCGAAACCAATGACGAGGTGAGGTACAAGCTGGACCGGAAGCTGCTCATGTACACGATGGACCATCGCCGTTTCATCAGTGAGCAGATCATCCAGCTGCAGAACAGCATGAATCTCGCGCTCACGATGATGCCCCAGAACATGACCGCCGCCACCTTCTTGGAGCGGGTGTTCCTCAACGCACAGGCACCGGGCGATTTCGAGTATGACGCGCACGGCAAGCCCATATCGGGTACGTTCAAGCCGGGGCCGTACCAGACGGGGCCGAACACGACTAACTTCGTGCGGGGCATCGACTATGACGAGGAAGACACGGACGGAAACATCGTCACCCGCATCACCACACCGGACGTCAAATGGAGAGATCCGACGCCCATCTCGCCACTGATTGAGGGGAAACATGCTCTCTACGCTGACATACTGGACCAAGCCGACCAGACCCACTTTCTTCTGGCTGGGGATTCTAGCATCTCTGGAAAGAGCAAAGTGGAGTCCCGTGCCGAGTTCCTGCGCACATTGCGGAAAACCTCTCACGTAGTGAACGCCTGTGGGCGCTGGATTGTGGAAACGGCCATGGCGCTGGCAGAGGAGATCAGCAATTCGGGGGAGCGGTTCACCGACACACTGCGTGTGGACTTCAACTGCAGACTCGATCCCGGTCCTATCAGCAGCGAAGAGCAGAAGCTGGTAATCGAGGCAGTGGAGAAGCGGATCAAGCCCCTGTCATACGGCATGGCAGAGGTGGGGATCGACGACACCGACGCTGCACTGGCAGAGATCGCAGCCCAGCCGGGTTCGGATGTGATCGTGGCCAGAGAGCGTGCGGAGGTGATGAAGGCGTACGTGGAAGCGGGCACACCTCTGGAGGTGGCAGCGTTCATGGCGGGCATCCGTGGCGAGGACATCGAGGATCTGGACGAAGAGATAGAGGCACTTTCGGCCTTGTATGGTGATGGTGTACGTTCCGTGGTAGATCCAGAAACGGACATCGACACACGGGATGCCGAGAAGCATGGACAGGTGGTGGCGGTCCAGCAACTGGAAGAAGGCGAGGATGAATGAGGTGGATCGAGTGGCTAGAGGCTGACGTTTCCATCGCCCGGTGGCTACTGATCGTCTTTGTAGTCACCATGCTATTCGAAATCATCACCGTTGTCTACGCCATCATGAGGAGAGGCAATGGCTAGAGGTAAAGCTAGGAAGCAGACACCGGAGCAGATAGACCGGGAAGCGGAGATCACTGAGGCCGACATCCAGCGGGCGCGGGAGTGGTGGAGGAATAACACGGTGCCCCGGTTCTCGACCTTACTCGACTCTTCGCCCACTAAAAATGGCACGCCCTAGGTACAAGTGGAACGAGAAAGCCGGTCGCTATGTAGATAGTAGGGGCCGGTTCGTTTCTGTCCAACAGGTGGACTTTGCCCGCGAGCGTATGCAGGGTGCGGGCGATAAACAGGCCGAGTATCTGGCTGGGCAGCTACGCTCAGGCAAGATCACCGTGCAGCAGTGGGAAAGCCAGATGCGGACGTTGGTGAAGGACACGCATCTCGCCAACGCCATGCTCGCACACGGGGGTCCGGACAACATGACCAAGGGCGACTATGGTGTGGCCGGTCCCCTGATCCGTGACGACTTCAAGCGACTGAACCAGTTCGCACAGGACATCGAGTCAGGGAAGGTCCCTCTCGATGGCCGGTTCGTAGCGCGTGCCCGCATGTACCCCCGCCACGGACGCACGACCTACAATCTCTCCCGACGCCGTTTGATGAAGAAGAATGGCCTCAAGTGGGAGCGCAACATCATGGGGCCAGCGGATCACTGCTCAGAGTGCATCGACCAGAGCGCTCAGGGCTGGGTGCCCATCGGCACGCTCGTACCCATCGGGAACCGGCAATGCCTGAGTAACTGTGCGTGCACGATCACCTATGGCTCCGATAAGGTAGCGATGGGGTTCTCCTTGGGCGGGGACGAACCTGACGATTACGGGCCGGGGCAGATAGACATTGGTGGATTCGCGCCCGGTGGCGGGGGCACGGGGACAGTCACGGACGTGTTCCAGCGAGCCATGCAGATCAGCGCTCAGGTGTCCGTCCTTTATAGTGGCGTGCTTACCGCACGGGCCTTGGCCCCCGCAGTGCTGGGGATGGTGGACAACGTGGCCAAGAGCGCGTTCGTGGCAAATACGCTCAGGCGCATTCACCGGGTGGAATCAGGACTGCAGTCGGAGATGGCTTCCATGGTCGAGGTACCGGACGGCATGGCGGGCAGGGCAGCGCCCCGTATGCGTCGTCTGGACGAGTTACAGGCCGAACTGGAACAGATCCAAAAGGATCTGCAGGACCGGGGCATCAACCCCGTGCCCACCCGTGGAGATCGCTACCGCCCCCTCCCTGACGAGAGCGTGGCGTGGTTGGAGAAGGTCAAGCGGGGCGCGGATCTGGAAGACATCAATCTGACCGACTTTGAGCGGGGCTGGGAGACAAACTACTGGATGCGCTGGGCAGAGAAGCTGGACCCAGACCAGATGGAAGCATTGTCGGAATATCAGGGCTCTGGGCACCAGCGCCTGAATGAATGGCTGAGGGGAAGCACCACCATGCGCAGGTGGGACAGCGCAGCGGGTAAGGGTATCGAGGCACCTCTTGACGAGAGCACCCTCCGCTGGTACCGCTTCCTGAGGGATAACCTCGATCGCTCGATGGTCGAGATCCCTGAGGACATCGTGGTGTTCCGTGGCGTACAGGCCCGTCTGGTCGAAGGCATGAAGCTGGGCGACGAGTTCGTGGATAACGCCTTCGTGTCCACGACCATGAGTGCGCACCGGTCTGGGATCGAGGGTCGCATGCGGGGCGCGATGCTGGAGATTCGCGTGCCTCAGGGTACCAAGGGCGCAATCGTGGAATTGGCCGGGGGAAGCCGTCGCGAGTTCGAACTGCTACTGGAGCGCGGGCGTACATACAGGATAGTCGAGGATGCGGGCACCAAAGGAGGCGTCCGGAGGCTCGTCGTGGAAATCGTGGATGCAGATGCGGCCACTGATATTCCCGTAGCCACCAGAGGCCGGGGGGTGGCAAGAGAAGTAGATCCAGCGGACTTCCACCGGGTGCTCTCACACGAATGGGAGCGTCTGGCATCCCTGACAGCAGACGAGTTGGATGCCCTGCTTCCTTGGGGGCACAAAGAGCCGTTCTTCACAGACGCGCAGACCAATTACTCGATAATCAACCACATAGCGTCAGGCGGGACATGGCGCTCCTTGGCAGATATGCCGGGTCTGCGCGATCTGTTTGAGGGTGAGTACATCGACTTCGTGGGGGTGCTGCACCAGACTCTTCTCAGTTCTGGTAAGCTGCCCGATCCGGACGACATGTACCACGCTTGGCTCATGATGAAGGAGATCCAAGTCAAGCGGCACATCGCCCCGCGCATGGACCGGGCGATCATGAAGCAACGTGCACCAGAGGATCTCTGGGTGTACAAGGGGATGGACAAGGCCCCCGAATGGACAGAGGGCACGATCTTCACTGATCGGGGTTTCAACTCCACATCCCTGTCGCCAGAGAACGCGTTCCCCTACGTGGGGGGCGAGGGGAATGACATGGCAATGGTGCGCATCCTTCTGCCCAAGGGCACGCCAGCCATGGCAGTGGATACGTGGAGTGTGGGCTATCGCCACGTGCAGAACGAGGTCCTACTTCCTAGAGGGACCGCATACCGAGTGGTGGAAGTGACCACTCAACAGGCACCGCACCCGATCCTCTTGAACGAAACAGTACGCGTTCGGATGATCACAATGGAAGTGGTCCCCGCCGAGGACGCCGCTCGCATGGGGCTGCGACCAGACGACCTGTCGTCCCCAGTAAAGATCCGCAAGGAGGAGTACTTCCCACTGAGGCGGGAAGGGAAAGCAGACTACGCATGGGACCGGAACAGTCTATCTGAGGTGCTCGATCTAGAGGACGAGGTGGAGTTCAGGTGGTATGACCCTCAGGGCACCAAGGTCGGGTACGTCAGGTTGATGAGGTTCCAGCCCACCATGCACGGCTACGAGGGTTGGCGCGTCAAGATGATTGAAACGGAATCGGGCTATCGTCGAGGTGGCATCGCCACCGAGATGTACGACGATCTGGCACGCATGGCAGATGAAGCGGGCACCATCGTCTGGACCTCCACAGACGAACTCACTAGCATGGGTGAGGAACTCGCTGTCTGGAGGACACGCACCGGGCGGCTGGGCGACAAGATCGAGTTTGAGTGGGAAGAGTACGGCGACTGGATGAACATGTGGATGCAGAAGATCCAGTTGCCCGCCAATCAGGGGTATATCTCCCGTTGGCCGACGTTGGAGCAGGTCGAGAATGCGTGGGTACCGGGCATGTCGAAGGTGACGCCCGTCACCATTGATGGGCAGGACTGGTACCTCAAAACGGCGTTCCGCACAGGGGGCGGCGTCCAAGCCGAGGAGATGGCCTACAAGATAGGCGACATCTTGGGTGTGGGCCACCGGGTGGTACCGCAGAAGCGCTACGTATCGTCCACGGGGTCGGAGTTCACGCTATCGCCCCGTATGGTGGGCGCGACCAATCTGGGCGAAGAGACATCGCATCTGGTTCCCCCCAGCCGATTACAAGCGAATAAGGGCGATGTAGACCGCCTGAATCTCTTCGAATTCATCGTGCAGTCAGACGACCGGCACAGCGGTAACTACATGATCGGTCCACGGGGTGTGGTCGCTCTCGACTACGAGGACGCATTCCGGAGTTCGACGCCCTTGGATTGGAGTCCCGGTGGGGCCAACCCCAATGCCCTACGTCAGGCCATGGATCTGGAGCATGCACCCTTCGATCCCGAAGAGGCGTTGGCCGCACTGCGGAAGCGTAACGAGGTCCTCAATTATCTGGCCAAAGAAGGCATGGGCGAGGACGCACTGAACAACGTGCGTCTACGCTTCCTGCATCTGGCCAAGAAGTTGGACGACCATCGGACGAGTGGCAGGGCCATCCTGTTCGAAGACGTACCTGAGTTCAGATATGGCAATTTTTGGCATCAGCATGGCATCACGGACCAAAAGCTTCGGGCCATGTCGATGCCAGACGAGGTGACGGACTGGGATTCGGCCAAGGCGTGGATGGACAACGTGGTGGAACCCAATCGGCGTGTGGGCGTCACGGACCTACCCGGCACTAGTGGCATGTCCGTGGACTGGATGTCCATCCGGTACGTTGAAGAGGGCGATGTCCGCTGGGCGAGAATGAACGTGCGTCAGGGAGCGAATACGGTATCGGAGATCGAAACCACCGCTCCCGCTGAATACTTCGGCACCAGTAAGGTGCCCAAGGACATTCATCTGACCCAGATAACCATCGTGCGGTTTGTGGACAATTCCGCATGGAACATAAAGGCACTGGACACGTTTGAGCAACAGGTGCGGACTGGTAACTATGGGGAGGCGAGAGAGATCCTCCTACAACGTCCCAGTGTGGTAGCACATAGCACTTTCGAAGAACTGTTGCTGGCTGGTCGATTGGAGAGGATAACAGACGACCTCTATCTTCTGGGACCTGCACCCAAATCGACCGGTCTGGATATCACCGAAACGTGGGCACGTCTCTATGACGATACGGGCATGTTCCGCGCACAGTTCTCTTCGGCTAATGCTGACACATTCTTTCGTGATCAGAACATCAGGATGCCGAAGGGCATGACGGGCGATGACCTCATCATCTACCACATCGATGATCGTGGCATAGGGTTGAGTAGTCTCGACGCCTTGAACGAATTGGCGCAGGTACATGGGAGCGCAGTCTGGGTATTCACCGACGATGCGCTGGGTCTGAGTGTCCAGCGGGCTGGCCGGGTGATGAAAACCGTGGAGGACGCGAACGAAGCGGAGTACTACCGGGTTCGCCCAGTCAGTCCTCTGGAGATGACGGTGACGCGGGTCCTGAAGGACGACGCCGCTGCAGCGCGTCCCACCATCAAGCTGGAGAGGAGCGATAACTGGGCCATAGTCCGCAGGGGCGACGATGATATGGCGCAGTTCGCCGCCGAGACTGCAGACCCGTACTGGTCGAATCTGGGCAGGGAGAGGCCGGGAGCGATGGGTCCAACGGATCTTATTGTCTACCATGCCGAGGATATCTGGGGCTTCAAGAACGAGATAGAGGCACTGGACGCGATTGCCAGTGAGATGCGGGGTGGTATCTGGGTATTCGCAGAGGAGCCGCTTGGAAAGGCGCTGGTGAAGGCCGACCGGGTGCTCATGACTGTGAAGGGGTCGGACGGAGTGGAGTATCATCTGCTTCGCCGCATTCGGGACGATAAACCCACTGCCACCCGTGGCGAGCCACCACGTGAGTTCTTTGAGCGTACGACGCCCCAGCAGTGGGAAGAGACTACGGACATGTGGAGGCGTCCAGCCGACTACACCTATGCTGAGGACCGGGCTATCCAAGGTTGGGGTGGAAAAGACGGTGACTATGCGATCATCAACGCCCACCTGCGGGGGCAAGAGATCCCGGATGTCTGGCTCGACGAATGGTATCAGGAGTGGGGCGTTTTTTCGCGTGCAACGCAGCGAGACTACGGCAACGTAGATAACTTCATACAACAGAAGAAACTAGCAGCGATCGCCCGCATCGAGCCGCTGAAGGAAGCCATCGACAAGAGTGCTTCCCCCGGCGATCTCGTCGTTTGGCGCGGGATGCAGCACCTCGACGAGCAGATCAGCGAGGGGTTCGAATTCGTAGAACCAAGCTTCATGGCTACATCCCTGAATAAAGCACAGGCGATGAACTATGATGTGGAAACGCACCTGTTCCGCATCCAGATCCGTGAGGGGCAAAAGGCGCTCATGATGGACGCCACTGATGTCTACCTCACTGCGGGTAGACAGCACGAGGTGCTGCTCCCACCGAATACACGCTTCCGAGTAGTGAGCATCGAGGAGGGTGGTCCGCTGGTGCCCGGTCTGACGGAGTTGAGAGGTTATCCCACGGGCATAACTGGCCCCAAGGTCGTGACACTGGAGATCGTCGAGGACGTACCGGCCTTCCTGCCCCGCAATCCGGACCGGTTCCCGCTTTCCATTAAGAAGGTAGACCGGGACCAGCTTCGGATAGACAACTACGACGAGGGCTTTGAGTTCTTCGATCTCGATGGTACAAAAGTGGGCGAGGTGATGCTCAACCACAGCATCGACAACGCAGGTAGGAAGTACTGGGTAGTCGGTTGGATCGAGACATTCGCTCCCAGCGAGGGCATCGGTTCCGGAATGTACGACGAGTTGGCGAGGTGGGGCAGGTCCAGAGGCGAGAAGGTGTACACCGTCCCTGAGAACCTGACCAAGGACGGCGAGAAGCTGCTCCTGCATCGGCAGATGACCGGGCGGGTAGGCCAGCCTGAGTTTATCAATGGTGCGTTCCACCGGGAAGTGCTACCGCCCAGACCGCTCAGCGTGATGGAGCAGAAGCTGGTCGAGAAGGACATCATCCCGAACATGGCTGATAACTTCGACACCCGACGTCTGCAGCAGATGTTCGAAGATGAGCGCTGGCAGATGGTGGTGGGCGATAACTACGGCCAGTGGGGGCGCACACGGGTAGACATCGAGATTTACCCGCGCACGACCGACAGTGTGATACAAGTAAGACCGGACGCAGATGCCCCAGCGTGGCATCCCCGTCTTACCTTTGTAGATACCAAGGTTGCGCGTATGGAAGGCGACAGGATCATCCCCCAGAAGGGTTGGACGACTGAGGTACCCGCTGAGTTCGTCGAGGACGGGTACATGTACAGGGGCGTGTCCTACGAGGAGTGGCAGGAGATTCAGCGCACCGGGCGTATCCAGTCGAGGGGCGAGTACAACTTGGGCGGAGAGCAGGAGGGAATGACCTTCTTCTCGCTGGACCCGAGCCAAGCCGCACACTATGCGGGCACCTTCCAGCCCTACCAGACGCTGCCGACCTTCAATAAGCCCGCATACGTGGTGCGGATCAAGATCCAGCCAGACGCGATCACCTCTGAGATGAATCCGGCTGTCGTGGGTAGGGAAGTCGCCATGCGGCGGGCGGTATCCATCGACGAGATCGACATGGTGCTGGAAGTACGCCCCGGTTCTATCACCCCCGGCAGAGTCGAACTCACTGACGACATCTTGGGGAATGGGATGGGCCAGCTTACCACCGGAGGGCGCAGCAGCCCTGGTATGCAGGTCTTCCACCGGGTGATGGAGGTAGACGCTCCTACTGCCACCCGTGGGCGTCGCTACCGGGAGATCGTGGATCAGGCCGAACAGGAGAAGATACTGTCACGATGGGATGGTAAGCCGAAGGCGTCCACGATTGAAAATGTCGAGTTGCCCAATGGCGTTTTCACCAATGAGGTTTCCGACAATGACATACTTGCCCGGTACGTGGTGGGCGATACCTTCTTCAAGATCAACAACCAGTTAAGGAAGAGGGCAGCGGGTACGCTAAGCGATCACCGCCACGCCGTCAATATGCAGCGGGATGTGGACATCGAAATCGGGCATCTGGAAAGAATCGTCCGCAACCACGAGGTCCCAGAAGATCTGGTCGTTTATCGAGGTATCGAATCAGGGGAAGCACGCCTGTTTCTGGATGGGGCACGTGTAGGCGACGAGTGGATAGAACCGGCCTTTATGTCCACCACCCTGAAGAAGAACGTGGCCGAAGAGTGGCCGTTCCAGTGGAACATTCGTGATAAGCACACCACGGGCGAATCTGCTATTCTAGAGGTTCGCGTACCCAAGGGTACAAGAGGCGTGTCGGTGGACTACGCTTTGGGTGATGTGCTTTGGAACCAGTCAGAGATCCTGCTTCCCCCCGGTCTGCGGCTCCGTCTGGTGGAGACATACTTGGAGCCGGATGGTCTGCGCCGGGTGGTGGTCGAAGTGGTTGAGGACACACGGCAGGGGCCGATCCCTCTGGCTACCCGTGGGGAGACGTTCCGTGAGTTCAAGCACAAGGACGTCGAAGCCTACATGAGGCAGCATAAGCGCCCACAGTCGGAATGGGTGTCTTTCTACGAGGAGACGTCCGACGAGATCCAGGAGGCTCTACGCACGGGCAGACTATCGGCATTCGACCGGGAGATGGTGGCGGGTATCGACGCCCGTATCGCTGAGCAGACCCTGCCCGAGAACATGATCGTCTATCGGGGCATCAACTCGCCAGAACTGACCAAGCAACTGCTGGCCTCTCTACCGGGCGATATGCTGCCGCCCAATCCCGGTTACATGTCCACCACCCCGTCAGAGGCGCTGGCGTCCTACTTCATGGAGCACATGGAGCGGGGCATGGAGGGTGGCATCATGATGAAGATACGGGCCAGAAAGGGGCAGAACGTCGCTTTCCTAGCGGACGTGGAGTATGAAATGCTGTTCCCCCGCAACACCCAGCTTCGTCTAGTGTCGGTGGACGGCGTGGACAAGGGCATCCTGAAGGTGACAGTGGAGATCGTCGAAGATGCACCCACTGCCACGAGGGGCGACCTACCTGCCAACCCGTCTGGGATTCGCTCTGCTGCAGTAAGGATCTACGACGACAAGGGCAACTCCCGATTCTACGAGGGGTTCGACCATGCCGATGCCCGCATCCAGATGGAAGAGATACTGGAAGGACCAGAGAATGACTGGCCCAAGGCGTGGAAGAGAAGGTCCGTCATGGACCTCTTTGAGGAGGATGGCTTCGTTACCACCGATGGCAGGTTCGTAAGTCGTGAGGAGGGCTTGGAGATAGCCATCGCAGCACGACAGGCACCGTCTGATGTGGGATCGGGCAACTACACTCTGCTGGCTGAGGACGTGATCGGCGCACCCATCATCAGGCGGGAGGTGCCAGAGGGTTTCCCTGCAGGTTCGGTCAGAATCGTGCTGCGAGATGCAGACGAGGGGGATCTTGGCCAAGTCGTTTATCGGAAGGTAGGCGATAAGGTAGAGATCCATTGGATCGAGGTAGTACCAGAATGGCGGAGACAGAACATCGGACAACAGCTTCTGGGAGACGTCGCAGAGGACACAGGCATCTCTAGCAAGAACTTCATAGCTAGGACACCTTCGGACGAAGCGAACAGGTTTATCACGCCCGGTGGCGACATCCCCACTGCCACCCGTGGGTCTGAGTACCTCAGGGGCAACGCAGTGCGGATCGACGGAGAGATCGCCACCGGGCGTACCCCCACGGAAGCGCTGGAGAACTGGGTAGCCCAGAATCGCCTGACGGACGCCGAGCGCCGGGTGTACAAGCGGGAGGTACCAGCAGACGCCGCCACGGTCAGGCAGGTCGAGCGCCGGGTGTGGAGAGTGGCCGATACCATGAAGGAGTGGGCAGAGGTCGGATACTCCACCACCCGTCGCCCGTTCGTCACCCGTGCGGAGGCACAGGCGGTATCGGCAGTCACTAAGCAGGATCTGGACGCTCCCATCAGCGTTCCGTACCGGGTGCTCGATTCGGAGAGCACCGCGCACTATTCCGGACAGACTAACTTCCGGACGTACGCCACCCTGCCGGATGGCGAGATCGTGGGGCAGATCGACTACGTGCTCTACAACGGCGAGATCACTGTCTCGATGATCGAAGTACCCGTAGAGTTCCGTCGCCTGAAGATCGCCACCAGCCTGTACGAGAAGATCCTAGAGGAGCACCCCACAGCCACGCTGGGCCGGGTGATGACGACTGGCGACGGCGCAGAACTTCGCCGCACGATCAACGTCAAGTACGCCGACCGCATCACGGTAGACAAGCGGTTGGGAGAGGTGACGGAGCGGGTAGACCCCAATACACGGGGCGGGCGCATCATCGAGATGTTCAACCGGTCAGGCGAGAAGATGGGCACCCTGCATTACCACATGGAGTACACGGGTGGCAAGAACATAGCACATCTCGACATGATCCTAGTGGTTGACGCCTATCAGGGGTCCGACCTCTCGATGTTCATGTATGACAAACTGGCCGAGACAGTGGATCCGAGCAACTGGAGGGCGCTCATCCAGACGCCAGCGGGTAAGCGGGCACGCGAGAAGTGGCTAAAAGCCAGACACTACACGGACGAGATGGGCGATCCGCTGTTTACCATCGGTGACGATATCGACGCGTTCCGGCAAACGATGTTCCCGAAACTGGACGACCTGCTGGACGTACGGGTGGACATCACTCTGCGGGACCAGATCGTGACGGACCTCTACTATGGACGCCCGGTCCCCAAGGTGATCGCAGACGCGTTCCCAGAACTGCAGCCCACGCGCATTACTCCGACGCCCCCACCGGGTGCCAAGGTGGTGACCATCGAGGAACTGTCCTCCCGGCGAGCCAGACAGGTAGCACTTATCAACGCCGCTCGACGCCACATCGAGCGTGGGGATAGGGCGCGGGCACGTACAGCGAGGGAGAGGCTGCAGAAGGTCGAGCGGGAAATGGCGAACATGTGGGCACCGGAGCCGGGGTATCAGGGGCTGACGCTGAAGCAAGACGTGCCGGACCCCATCCCCGGCCCGCCGCGCAAGAAGTCGGCACTGAGCGATCCCTACCAGATCCCGGCTGACGCTACGCCAGATCCGTCGTATGTGTCCCGTCTGCCCGCCCAAGCGCGAATCGATGCGGAACTGGACGAGATCCAGAAAGCCATCGACATACTGGAAACCCGGCAGCTGCACCCCAACATCCCGCTGAATGTAGCCTATGCCGAGTTGTCCGTGCTTAATTCGTATCGGATAATGCGGGCACAGATCCAGAACCGGGCGGGCGCGGCTTGGGACGTGCTGCTGGGAGAGGTGCCCCTGCCCCGTGGTACGCTTGCCACCACCGAAGCGCGGAGCATTGCACAGGCCAAGAAGAACTATGCGGATGTCCACGTAGAACTGGTGATCGGGCAGGGGCAAGCAGTCTCCAAGGACCTGATGCCGATAGTCAACATGGCGTACCGGGCCATGGCGATTCTGCACCGTCAGGGGATCTCTCTCCCCAGAGGCTTCCGCTTCATGGGGATGAACCAAGTCCCGCTGGACATGGCCGACAGTTGGGGCTACTTCATGAACACGGACCGGGTTATCTCCTTCATGCTGGACTCCGACCTGCTGTCGGACGGTATGCGTTCGTTGCGTCGCTTGGCCGCTCACGCAGGTCCTCAGGGTACACGGCTCCACGCGACGGGCGATCCTATCGGCGTGTTCTTCCATGAACTGGGGCACGCTGCCCACCACGAGCGGATCGGCTCTTCGGCATGGGCACGCTGGGGCGGTAGGAACAGGGAGAAGTTGACCATTGACGAACAGGCGATAGCCATGAGAGTGGCGAGGTACCCCGGTGATCACATCTTGGAGTTCGTGGCCGAGGTATTTACCGGCTTGATATCGGGCGTACGATATGACCCACAGGTTATGGCTCTGTACCGCAAATACAGCGGGCCGAGAATCCCAAACGTACCGGGGACCTGATGCAAAGATCCAACCAGTGTATCGTCTGTATCCACTTCAACGTCGCCGTGACGGATCAGAACGTGTGCAATGCGTTCCCCCACGGCATACCTTCAGCTATCTTCTATGGCTACCATGACCACCGGTTGCCGTACGAGGGTGATCGAGGCATACGCTTCGAAAAGGCCGTCCCGCTGTTCCCAGATTCCGAGGAAGATTTAGATACCGGTGATGGGGACGAGAATCCACCCGAGCCAAAGGAGATGTATGAGGAAGGCGACGAAGAAGGCGTATGAGGCCAGCATAGCTGACACTGACGATCAGGGCCAGCTAAGGGCTATCTACAAGGCTATGCTGGACGAGGAGGACGATGTGGACAGGGACGATCTAATACGTATGGTGAAAGCGAAACTCACCATCAGGTCGCCTCTACCAGATCACAACCGATTCGTCTGGCAACCGGGCGACATAGTGATGGTGAAACGAGGGGAAGAGTAGATTACGGTACTTGCACCGTCTTCCAAACTTCCGTTTTTTCAAAGTTTAACACCGATGGGGCGTCCAAGGGACGTGCATGGTCTGCACAGAACTGGATGCCCCTTCGTTTATCCCACTCCCAAGGCGGAGAACCCAATGGCAGACAGACGCGACGAGGACACCTCAGAGGACCGCATCAAGGAAGCGGTTCGCTCAGTACTCCAGAAGCACCGTGGCCGGAGCAATTCGGCCATCGCAGAGCTTCTCGACGACGCCCATAAGGCGAGAGAAGGACGCAGAGAGGCCAGACAGGAACTGAAGGAGTACAAGGAGAAGTACCCTGAGGGAGCAGTAGTTCTCACAGACGCGCAGTCCAAGATGCTGGACCGGCTGAAGGACATCAAAATCGAGAATCTCGATACGCTGGAAAAGGATCTCATTGGGAAGCTGGAAGAAGTGCAGGGCACTCTCACCCAGCGGGAGCAGGACCTCGTTATCACCAGAGCCGCAGATCTCGCAGCATTCCCAGAAGACACCCTCAAGGACCTGATCGCCGCCAGAAAGCTTACGCCCATGGTGGAAACCCGGTCCGAGACGGTAGATGGCAAGAAGGTGTCTTCAGAGGTGGCAATGGTGAAGGGGGAGGACGGCAAGGCCGTTTCACTTATCGATTATATCACGGAGCATGCACCAGTGTACGAGTCGCTCTTGGGTTCGACCAAGGCGGGTACACCGGGCAAAAAGACGCTTCCACAGAGTCACTCCGCTGGCAAGGCTGGCAACAACGACGACGCAAAGAGCATTGTCGAGCAAATGTTGGAGCGCAATCGCAAGGCTGCAACGGCACCGAACCCGCTTCGGCCCGCAGCCACAACCTAGGGTCTGACACCCTTTCGGAGGTATCTTAAATGCCAGTACGCACACAGCACACGGGGCTGTCCCATCCGGGGTTCGTGGCGGATCAGGGGTCGCAGCTTCGGAGCAACGGAGGACGTCAGGTTGCGTGGGATCTGGTTCCCGATGGCACCTATGGTGTCGGTGGTGGACGCAAGCGCATCCCAGCCGGTACGATCATGACGGAGATCGTGGGCGGTGACGACGAAGGTAAGGTGGTGCCGACTGCTGCAGGAGCAGCGGGCGCGACCGGCCAGCAGTTCGTGGCTGAAACCGACATGGACAGCCATAACCTCAATCACGCGATCAGCGGCTACGGCATGCTGGTGGGCGGGGTGTTGTATGAAAACCTTCTTCCAGAGGGCGCACCGGCAGCGGGGGCCAAGACGGCGCTCAATGCCAACGGTTCGTTTATCTGGATGACGTATCACGATTCTCGCGGCTCGTAAGTCGAGCGCCTTCATTCCTTCATGTGATTAAGGAGTAATCGACATGAACTTCAGTTTCATTGAGGCGCTGGCGGCTATTGGCGGTGGTGGCGTTGCTACCATTGCTAACGAGACGCGGCCACCGTCAGACTATCTGTTCAACACGCTCCTTCCAGAGCGTAACATGTACACCTACCACATCGACAACGCCACCATGACGGTGCGTTCGACGATGGCCGGTCTGGTGGCCATGGACTCGCCCTACCCGCTGGGTGGTGCGGTCGAAATGACCACGTTCCTTGAGCAGACTGCTAAGCTGGCAATCGAGTCCAAGCTTTCGGAAGAGACAATCCGGACGCTGCAGGACATGCTCCTTCGGCTTCGTGGTACCGAGACGTCTTCCACCGAGGTTCTGGTGCAGGAGGCCCTCAACTGGCTGAACAAGATCATCATCCAGCCGCACCTCGACGTTATGGAGTGGCTTCGTGGTCAGGCGCTCGTCTACGGCGAGATCGACTGGAAGTTCAACCAGAAGCATCTGCACGTCAACTACGGCGTTCCAGCCCAGAACTTCATCGAGCGCTCCGCTGCTGAGGGCTATGGTGAAGAAGGTTCGATGTTCTGGCAGGACATCCGTCAGGCGCGTCGCCTTCTGAAGTCCGGTGTTCGGGCCATCATCGGCCATCCGGAGACTCTCGACATGATCCAATACAACGAGGCCCACGCAATGGCGACCATTGCTGAGGGCAACGGATCGGTTTCGTTCCGTCGCTGGATCAACCAGAACAACGCCGCAGTGGCGGGCGTGTTCTCTTCGGACGCCAATGACGCAGTGACCTTGATCAAGTACGACAAGGAAGCTGAGATCCTCAATCCTGCAGACATGGGCACCACCCTTCGCATGCCGTTCATGCCGGTGGGTAAGCTGCTCGTGGTCGGCAACAACGCCTCAGACGGCTACAAGCCGGGTGACGGCGGCACACGCGATCCAGAGGACAACACCGCTCTGGGTTACACCCACATCGCTCCCACAGTGGAGAACGGCGGTCGCACTGGCCGGTGGGCAGAGCTTTACGTTCCGGAGCGGGCTCCGTGGTCGTTGCACGGTCGCAGCGTCACCAATGGTCTTCCCGTTCTTCAGGCTGTCGAGAAGGTAGTGGTCCTTACCACCTCGATGTCCTAAGGGTAGAGGTTCCTATACCTTGTCCTGAGAGGGGGTGTGCTACTCAGGTGGTGCACCCCCTCCGCTTCAAGGAGGGGAGGTGATCGGTTCCGTTGGTCCCGAAACATACACTCAAGGTGAAGGCCATGGCACTTTCCGGCAAGAAGGTTAAAGTTCTCCTTCGGGGAACCGTAGGATTGGGCAGTAAAGTGGATGGTGGGCGTCTATATGGCCCGTCCGTGCCGTCTGACGAGCCCGTGGAGGTCCCAGAGGAGTTGGCAGCGGCCCTTGGATTGGCGGCGTCTCCTGATGCGACGGAAGCCACAGGAGATACATTCGTGGGCACAGACGAGGTAGAGGACGAGGTAGAGGATACGGACGAGGACGGTCTGCCTGATGGATTCCCGGCCCGTGAACTGCTGATCGAGGCAGGGTACGAGTCCGTGGAGGAAGTGGCAGACGCTGGGGATGACGAACTTCTGGAGATCAGCGGTATCGGTCCCAAGAAGCTGGAAGAGATTCGGGCGGCACAATGATTACGACCACCTCTCTGATAGCCCCGGTAGGACGCATCGAGCCGGAGATGTTTCCGGGAGATACGCCAGCCATGCTGCAGCAGAGGGTAGCGGCGTATCTGGTGGACGCCCAGACCAAGCCTGAGGTGATGGTACTCGACCCAGAGTCGGTGAACTTCGCCATTCAGGCTTGGGTCTATCACCGGGCATTCGACGCCGCTTCGGTCTTGATGGATTCCAAGGCCGCGACTGTCAGTCTGGCCGATCAGGGCAGTAAGTCGTTCCTGCACGAGCAGATCAAGCAGCAGCGGGACCGGGCGCAGTACTGGCTCGACCAGTTCTTGGAGTTAACGGTGGGAGACATCCGGTTGCGGGCTCCCATCCGTGGCACCATCGCTGTCCGGAACACGTACGTCTGATGTTGTTTACTGAGGGGGAGATGCAGGACATGCGGGCATTCGCTCGTGACTCGATGATCGACACCTGCTATCTGGTGTGGAATGGCGGGTTCGATCACCAACCCGGTGGTACCGGGACATACTCCCCTGAGGTGACTATCCCCTCTCCCTGTCGGAAATCACCCATCGGCAGCACGCTGGAAGAGAAGCGCATTGCCGACCAGTTTACCAACGAGGGACTGCTCTCCATCGTCCTCCCTTACGGTACGGACGTGGCAGGAGTAGATAGGGTCGTGCTTGATGGGATCATCTACGAACTGGTAGCGCTGATCCCGCCAAGAACCTATGCAGCCGAAGTAACCATCGTGGTGCAAGGTGGCTAAACTAGGAACGATCCTTCGGGTACAAGTTACCGGCCAACAGGGCATGGTGGCGAACTTTCACGGGTTCCAGAAGAACATGGACCGGGAACTGATCAAAGCCATGAGCCGGAATGCCCAGAGAACACACGAGAGGGCGGTACGCTATGCCCCCTATTCCAAACCCGGCGACTACCCCGGTGCGGGTACATTCCGGCTCAGGCGCTCGATCCACTGGTGGCTATCTGAGCGGGGGCGGGTATTCCACGTGGAGTGCGATCCCGCGTTGTTTCGGGAGGAAGGTTTCCCGTATTACGCATGGTGGGTGCATGAGGGCACTTCCCGCATGGCGGCGAGGCCATTCATGCGGAGGGCCTACGAGGAACTGAAGTCCAGTTACACCCTTGAGGTTACTCGTGCCATGGTGAGGGCACTTCGATGAATCCCGCAGAGGTACGCCGAGAGGTGATGTTACGGGTCGAGGATATCACTGGACGCCCGGTATTCGATGGGAACGTCCCAAAGGATGCCAACCCCGAATACCCCTACGCTGTTCTGGCCGACTCCATTATCACCGAGTGGAGAGAGGCACTGGGGAAGCCGGGTTCTGATCACATACTTACGCTCCGCTGGTGGGGGCTTCGAAGAGTGGGGGACACATGGATGGGAGACAGTCAGACACTGGAACTGGCGCATCAGAGTCGAATGGCATTGGTGCGGTACCCTCTGCCGCTGACGGATGGACGGGTAGCGCTCCTCAGGATGGAATCGACTTTGGTCCTGCCGGACCCCAATCAGGATCTGGCCCAAGCGATGGTCAGTTTCAGGGTGATCTCCCGCCTGAGTTAATCGAAGCCATCAACGTGCGGGAGATGATTGTACTTTCCTTGCGATCCCTCGACGCTTTGATTATCCGTTTGGGGGAGCCGTACGCACCGAAGCCGGAGCCGGTCCGTGAGAAGCCAAAGACCTTTGGAAAGAAGGGATAGCCCGATGCCAAGACCAGAACGTGTTTTCACCACGGTGATTCGCCCAAGCCAGCAGAAGCGAATCGCAGAGGAAGCCGAAGCCCGCAAAGAGGCGAGCAAGGCTAGTCGCAAGGCGACGCCCAAGGCCACCACTGGTGGCGATTCTGTCAAGCCCGCCGTAACGAAGGCGGGCACCACCAATGGAGGCGACAATGGCTGAAC